AGAAGCAGCTAATGATATAGGTCAGAAATTATTACAAGAATGGCAAAAAGGTTTTAGAGATTTTTTTAGCAGTAATAAAAAAGGAATGTTGACTCCAGTTACTAAAAAAGTCGAACAAAAGAAACAAACAAAATTTACAGGAAACCCTACAGAATCTATAACACCAGACGAACCTACTAGGCCAGGATGGATGTTGCCAAGAGATGCAGAAGGAAACATTAATGGCAATTATTGGAGTGTGAATACAGAAGATCCTTATTGGCAAACACAAGAAGGATATGATGAAGCTATGAATTTATATGGTTTTAAACCTGCTTGGGTTAACAAGCCAGTTGAAAAAGAAAATTTTGTAGATTTGGCAGTACAATCTATTGCACCAAACCTAAAAAAATATTTTTAAATATGAGTAATTTTATTGAAAAATTGTTAAATGCAAATCCTTTAAACAAAATAGATAGAATGTTAACTGGAAGAAATGAAATGGCAGCAGAAGCTGAAAAAAAAGCAGATCAAATATTAGCATCTAAAGACAACGATGGTAATTTACTTTATCCGAATGCAAGAAAAGATTTACTAACACATTATTTTTTATCTCAAGATATGTCAGAGCAAACAAATATTCCTTTGTCTTTAGCACTAGGATTTGCAAAAGAAATAGGTGATAGCCAAAGAGTACCTTTTTTTAACCCAGACAATGGAAAACTTTGGCCAGATTTTTTTAAAAGTAGTACTGGATTTTCTGTAGATGATTTAGGTGCTAATTATGCAGGTGCAACTAATATGCCTTTAGATGTTGCTTATGGAAAAGGATTATTTAAACACACAGAATCTGTGCCAAGAAAAAACAATTGGCAACAATCTTCTATCTATGGTTTTGGACAGGGCAAATACAAAGAAGTATTAGATAAATTCAACTAACTGGCTTTTGTAGTTGTTGAGCCATCTGGACAGTCAGTTCACCATTAATAGCAAAGATCTTAATCATAGCTGATCTAGATATACCAAGCCTATCTGCTTTAGCATCAATTAAAGCCAAATCCTTAGAGTTAACTTTTATATTTATTTGGTGTATCACATTTCCTTTTGCCATCTTGATTTCCTATAAATTGTAATACACTTATTATACATTAGCTAAGTTAAGCTATAACTTACAAACACCATCTTCACAATCATCATCTGCTGGTGCTGATACAATGTATTCATTACTTCTTAGTTTGGGTTTAATTTTTACAGGATCCGATAAATTACCAATAGTAAATTGTTCTAATAGATTTTCATATGTTCTTAAACTACATCTCTTAACATACTTGGCATAAGCCTCTTCAAATTTAAGGCCCAATACTTTTGCTCTAACGCCATAATCTTTCGCAAGTTCTACTATTAGTTCATCTCTGGTAAGTGTTTCCATTTTTCTCCTGTAGGTATCATTTCTATTTTAATATTTGGAGTATCACTCCATCTCTTGACAGTCATTATCTTAACAACTTGGCGATCATCTAAGTATAAGACACCATTCAGAGAGTCTAATATAGCTTTCTGATAGTTGTCTAGGTCTACATTGTTATCGCAATACTGACCGTTTTGTTCTAGTTTTTTCTTCTTGGTCCAGGCAGTAGGCATCTTTACATTAAACACCATACCCATAGCAACCAAATTTTCAATAGGAGTAACATCCAACTCACTTGTTAGTGCTAACATGTCTTTCTTAAATTGAGTGTACTTCTTTGGGTAGTATGTAGACCATCTTGAAACTCTTGGTCTGGCTGCAGGAACTGGATTAATGTTAAACTTTAACGCTATCCTCTTATATTTTTTCCCCATACTCTTCGCCTCTTAGGACATCTAGATCTCTTACAACTAAAGCCAGTAAGAGTCTAATTTCGACATCTCTGGGAGTGTCTTCTTCTCTTGCTAATTCTAAAGCATCTTTTGTATTATCAGTTATTTCATCTAATATTTGATATCGTTTCGCTTTTGTACTATACCTTGCCATCTCTATCTAGAGCCAATAGTTTATCAATTTCTATTTGAATGTTTTCTATGCTCTTCCGTAAATCATGAATTTGCCCCTCACCTTTATGTTTCCATCTATACCTAACAAGATACTTGACTGCATTTCCTATTGCCCATGTCATATCTTGGTCAACTATAAATGTCTTAGCCTCTATCTTGCCTTGAGTATAGTGTGAGGGGTTCTTAATATTGTCGTTTATGTTATCCACCAACCCATCCAAAGAATAAAGCTACGACACACACACCTAAGAAAATTGTTAAGGATCTATTTTTTAGGATTGTGTTTACTACTTCCATTACCTTTTCCATACTTCTCTCCCCTTGTTATAACAGATTAGGGTACTGATTAAGACTTAGGAAAAATTATGGAGGAAAAAACCTAAGTTGTAAGCACTTAATATGTAATGCCATGCCCTCGGGCATATAAACATTAGAGTACCCTAATTTCTTATAACTGTTATTCTAACATGATAGGCTTATCGCCCAACCAACCAATACACTCATTGACTTCTATAGGATGACATTGTAGTTGTTCTTGTGTCGTATTACATGCAGTCAATAACCCAATTATAAACAATATAAATATAAATTTTAAGCTAAATTTCATCATTAATCTCCACAAAAACAAGGTATGGTTTCGTCATCAAAAATATCATCAAAAATACTAGTTTGCTCTAAAGCTATAGTTTGCATTACTTTATAGCTTGGTTGATCAGATCTAAAGAATGCAGCCTTACCAACTTCCTTAGATAAAGATTCTTCTTGCTGAATCCACCAATCAGCAAGTTCTGGTCTGGCCCGTATTATGCTCTGCTTCTTTTTATGCCCTTTCAGAAAACACAAGTCACAATTACCCCAATCTGTAACACCATTGTTGTTTGGAAGTTCTAAATCAAAATCATTCTGATCCCAAAATTTTCCAACATCTTTAGCAGTAACACCTTCCAGATACAAAGGCAAATATCTTTCTTGACCACTTTCTATAGTGCCGTTCATTTTGACAGCCCTTCTTACTTCATCACCTCTGATGCCAATGAAAGAGGTATAGGGTGTTTCAAAACCACATTGATCAACTAAGTATTCCTTAATAGCCCTAATCTTTAAATCAGCAGTACAGAATCTAGCTACTGGATTTGGTGCATATCTTTTAACTTTTATAAGTGCTTCAAAAGGCTCACCATTACGACTAGCAGTTTCATAAGTAACAACTTTAGTGTCATAAGCATACTTGTTTTTTTCATCATCCCTAGATTTTCTAGCATATCTTTCAAGCCAGACAATATCTACACCCCAGTTAACACCTACATCTTTAACAAAGTCTAAAGTCTGAGGCATTTCTTTGCCTGTGTTAGCAAAAGTAATCTTAGCAAACTCTGGAAGATCACCATCATGTGCCTCTAATATCTTATGTAGCATATATGCAGAAGTTCTTCCTCCAGAAAAACTAATACAGGTAGGCTCATTAATATAATATAGTGAATTCTTATCCATTATTTGTAAACTCCCCATGTAATTTTTCTCTCAGTTTACATACAGCTATTTGAGCTTTTTCCAGATCATTAAAATAACCTGCACTATATTCTTTCCTATGTAATTTAACTCTACCTCGCCATTGTTTTGTTGGCTTATGCCAAGTCACACCTTTAACTCCAGATGTGCTTCGGGAAGATAATCTTGTGTTATGACAATTTTGTGATTGAGTAGCCTCTCTAAGGTTTTGAATACGATTATTTAATTTGTTTCCATCTATATGATCTAATGTCTTAGGTAGGCTCCCATATACAAAAAGCCATATTAATCTATGTTCTCTGTATTGACGATAATCTACTTTGATAACCTTATATCCAGAAGATTTGTGAAGACTAGCACCTGTTCCAACAACCACCCCTGGCCTATTTGTTTTCCAAAATAAACCTTCACTAGTTAATGTAAATAATTCTTTTAATCTTTCTTGTGTCACATGTTTCATTCTACTTGTCATATATATTTACCTCCTCATCTTGAAACTTAGAGTATTGACCTAAGAATTGAGTCTTAACAAAACCTAACTCACCCATTCTGTTTTTAGTAACTATTAGTTCTGCTAAACCTTTGTCATCAGACTCTTCTGGATAGTAGTACTCATCCCTGTAAACCATAATAATACAATCTGCATCTTGCTCAATCTCCCCAGACGATCTTAAATCACTCATAAAAGGCCTTTTGTTCTCTCGCTGCTCAACTGCTCTGTTTAATTGTGAAAGCAGTATTACAGGTATTCCTAGTTCCTTAGAAAGATATTTAAGTTCTCTTGTTATATTACCTAACTCAGAGATCTCTCGTCCTTTGTCGTATTTAATGATTTGTAAGTAGTCAATGACTATCATGTCTAGCTTGTTTTCACTATTGATCTGTCTAGACTTTGATGTAATGTCATGTATTGACATTCCAAACTTATCAACAATAGTCATATTCTGGTTCCCTACTTTAGCCATTGCTTTATAAAAAACCTCGGACTCACTATCGGACATATTGTTATTGGTGATTTTGGACAAATGAATATTAGAATGTGATGATGCTATTTTAAGCATTAATTGTATCTGGCTCATCTCGAGTGAGTAAAACAAAACATTGTTGGTCCTGGATACTGCGTCAGCTATGTTAAGTGCTAGTGTTGATTTGCCCATACTAGGTCTTCCAGCTAGTACTGTTAATGTTTCTGGACGAAACCCAGTTATTAACGCATCTAAAGATTTAAAACCACTAGGTAATCCAACACCACCTGTTGTTAAACTTTGCATGTAATCGACTGTCTTACCGACTATTGCCTTAACATGGCTTTCATCTTTATCTTCCAACTCTAATTCATAATTCTGTATTTGCGATACAGTATCTTGATAGTTGTCGTATTTAATATCTTTTTTAAGATCTTCTATTGCGTTCTTAATGCGACATTCTCTAATATGTTTAGAGTATGTTTCAATATTTTCTACACCAGAAGAATTTTCAGCTATTAGAGCTAAGTCTTCAAAGGTAACAGGAAATGATAAATTTTTATTTAATTTATCTTTATCAATGTAATCTCGAACTGTAACAATATCTATTGGTTTTTTTTTCCTAAACATTTCTAACATAGATGTAAAAATGTACCCTAGTCTATTGTTACTAAAATCTTCATTTGTTAATCGAGTTGACACCACCCTGTCGAAACATGGCTCAATTAATAGTCCACCGATAACTGCCTTCTCTGAATCTAAAGAATTGAATATCATACTAACCATCCTTTTCTTAATGCCTCAAGCCATTGCACTATGTAGATCAAACAACTGGCTGATACTATTGCTGATAAAAATGATGCATAAATTAAAAATCTTTTTATATATTTCATACTAATTCGTTTAGATTTAATCGTATCATCTTTCATTTGTTGAACTCTTTGTTGATGCATTTGCATCTTGGTTCCAAAATATTGTATTGACATAACACCTCCTAATATAAATGGTTTTCAATTTGGGCATATAAATAATCACCATCATCATTAAGTTGTTCAAGTTCTTCATCAACCAATAGTGTGCCATCATGCCAAACTGCCTCAGTTATAAAACTATCGCAGAAATCTGGGTAGTCACTTGTATTAATGTCAATGTCCATTACATCAACTAGGCTTGTGTTAATTCTTTTAACTCTTTTTTTAAATCCAGTACGGCCTTCCCAAACATTAATATACTTTTGTTTTTCTGTTAGGCCTATTGTCCAATCTTCTTTTTGTATATCTTGACCACAATCAACACATCTAATAGCAGTCCAACAAAAGTGAAAAACCCGTATTGGTGCATTACATTTACAAACAATACGCTTACCGTTTAAACCTGCTCTTGTATGTCTGTTTAATTTTTTAATTGTAAATCTATTCATTGTCTTTCCTCCAGTTAAATTCTTTTACATATGGCTTAGTCTTTCTTTGTGATTTAATGTCAAACATTTCCCATTGCCTTTGATTAATAAAGGTCTGAAAATGTGGAATGTATTTTGATTCCGTACCAAAGTCTATGTACAGTCTGTTGAGTGTCATAAGAACTTCTCGCCAGTCAGTATGTTTTTTTACAAAGTTGTTCATTTCGGTGATCAAGCCACGCTTTTTACCTTTGTAATTATCTCTAAATATTTCAAACTCAATCAACTCCTCTTTAGTTGGTGGTTTTATTGTTACGCTCACCTCATACGGTTTCTTACAATGTGGGCATGTCATTTTCATAATAACTCCTATTTAAGCATTAATTTAGTTAAAGGGTCTTTATACCATTCATGACTATCAATCATTTCTTTCGGAACTTTAAATCGAGGCTCTCTAGTTTTTCTATTTAAAATAACTCGATAAATAATTTTCGGATCAGAATATTTCGTTAGTCTAGATCTGGCACAAGTATTAGTACATCCTAAAAAATCTGCAACCATCTTAACAGTTACCTTGGTTTTATCGTCCAGAGTATAAACACGAACTAGTCTATGCTCCCAACCAATAAGATTATTTCTCATGAACTCTACCCCATCAACATTAATGATGGGGGTTTCTGGATCAAGTGTTAACATTTAAAACGGCACATCATCATCGCCTACATCACCCAAAGGTCTATCATTATTTGGTTTAGGTATGTTAGGCATACTTGATGGCTTTTGTACTTGAAATCTCAAAACTGGTGCTTTGGTGTTTTCAGTTGTATTCCTCCAAGCAGAGATCTGATAGTCTTCCCCATCTACATTAAGTGTACCTTTGTATTGAGGGGCATTAGGATTGCTATTGTCGTTTTTCCAAATAGCACCCTTGTTAGTATTGTCATATTCGCTCATTTTATTTCCTTAGTTAATTAAAGGGTCACTTATGGTAGACCCAAGCACCAGACTTATTCTGAAACCTAACGACCGAGGTATATGGCCGAATAGCATTGGAAAGTCAACCCCTGCTAATTTCATTAAAGAGGTTTAAACCTAGATGGTTCTAGATCGTCTTCTAGTAAATCATCACCTCTGGAATAAAACTCATCACCAAACTGATTCATGGCAACATCGATAACGGCTCCCCAAGGTGAGTTAGGACTTTCTGATTCACGCTCTTGCATGTCAGCCATTATTTGTTTTGCTCGATCTAGGGAGCAGTTAGGACTCTTTAATTCCGTTATTAACCTATTGACCTCAGTACCTGTTTGTTGGC